AGCTGGTCGTGACTTATCCTCATTGCAGTTTTGACCTGCTGTAAAAGTTTCATCATAACCGCTCATCTCCTCACGTTGTATCCTCTACTGTGACCGTTACGTTGACATCATTGCTTGCCGTGAATTTGAAAGTGAATGTTGCATCACCTGTTGAAAGAGTCGAAAGATATTCTTTCTTCAGGACGATCGTTCCTTCACTCTCTGACCAGTTCGCATCACTTTCGCCTTTTTCAATCTCGGTCGTTCCGATAAACAGCTTGCTTACTGACGCATCACATAAGCTGGTAGCCTCCAGCTCGATATCGTCATAGTTCGCGCCTGAAGTGTTCAGGTCGAATGTTGCCGTGTCCGGGCTGATCGAGTTCTGCGGCGTCGAATCCGAAACAGTGATCGTGACATTCGCGTCATTGTCTTTTGTGAATTTAACGGTAAATACAGCGTCGCCGTCATCAAGGTTTGACAAATAGTTCTTCTTGATCGTGATCGTTCCATCCGATACAGACCAGTTTGCACCGCCTGAGCCCTTCGGAACCTCAGTCTCGCCAAGATACAGCTTGCTGACCGTTGCGCCGACTCCACTCGTCGCTGTAAGCACTACGTTCGCATATCCCGCTGCTTCGGTATTTTTGTCAAACGTAGCTGTGGACGGGCTTACAGCGTTCAGCCGTTTTTTACCGTCAGCGTGACGAGGCTGTTCTTGTCTACGACTTTACCGTCAGCGAGCATGATGCACTTCGTTACTTCGTCGTCAGTATCCTGATCCGTATATTTGCTGATCGTAGGCTGCATGTTTGTGTTCAGCATGTAGTCTTCCATCCTAAACAGGAACGCGATAACAGTGTCAGCTGATACCGTGCCGGCTGTGTATGCAGGAAGCTGTGATGTGAACTCTACGTGACGGCCGAAGAGCGTATATGCAGGCTTGCCGTCTATGCCGGAGTCAACCCTTGCGATTGGCTGCTTCGTTGTGTCAACCATTCCGAGCACCTGGCTCACGAAGGTCTTCTTGTTCATTACGTAGATAGCGTCATCATATCCTTCAGGAAGAGCTGCTTCCATTGCGATAAGATCGCTATATGCGAGGGCTGTGCTCTCGTTTACTTCGATAGCCTGTCCGCTTGCAGGAGTCTCAGCAAGTATTCCGAGAGGCTCATGATATGTGGTTGTGCCACGGCCATTGATGATGGCTGCGTCAAGAGCTCTGGCCATAGCCTCTGATACCTGACGGATAAGGGTCTGCTCGAAGATCTCAAGCGTTACGTTATCCACTTCAAGAGAAACAGCAACCTGTACTTTCAACTTGTTGTAAGCAAAAGTAACTGATCCGAGTGCCTTCTTCTGAGTGTCGGTTGTGCCGCGCTCAGCTACCCATTCAGCGGTAGGTTTTGCTGAAGACGTAGGAACTACAACGCCGCCCTTGTAATATGTACGTGTTACAAGGTTGAGGATGTTGCCGGTCTTCTCGATCTTCTCTACGATCTTGTTAACGATCGTTGTCGGAATAACTGCACCGACATCACCAGTAGTTGTGGTCTCGGGGCTGTTTGACATCTTGATGGGTGTGCCCTTCAGCACATAGTTCATGAAGGCTTTCCTGTACTCAAGATCGTTGTCCTGTTCCATGATGGAATCAACAACTCTGTTGACCTCGTTTGTTGAGATGGGAGCCTTCACTGCGCCGCGCATGGCTGCGAGATCGGCCTGCTTCTGCGCAAATTCCTCGTATGCCGCGTCGAGAGCGTTGATCTCTGCAACCTTTGCGTCATACTGTTCCGTGTTGCCATCCTGAAGAAGTGTTTCGGCCTCGTTCAGGAGAGCGTTTCTCTGTGCCATGTAGTCGGCATGATCTTTGAACTTCATTTGTTCAGTCCTCCTTTGAGTTTGAGTAGTGTTAATTGTTTCTGTTTTATTTCAAAATCCCTCAGTTCTTCAGGATTTGAAACCGTGTTGCGGATCCTGTCCTTCACTTCGTCGGAGAGGATCTGACAAAATGCGTTGTTGAGCGTCTTTTTCTTGTTTTCTCCGATGATTTCATCGATGAATTTGAGCTCTTTCGCACGTTTTGCATCCATCCAGGTCTCCTCATTCATAAGCTTGAGGAGTTCCTTCTCGGACATGCCTGTCCTCTGCTGGTAGATGTTCGAGACGGATACATTTGCATTTTTCAGCACGTCTGATGTATGATCCATCTCGTTGTAATCTCCGTATGCGCCGCATGATACGTTATGGATCATGTATTGCATTCCGGGAATTGCTCTGATGTGAACTCCGCCACAAGCGGCGATTGTAGCTGCGCTCGCGCACAGACCTACGATGTCGACCGTGACATTCTTGCGTTCACTGAGCATGTAGTAGATCTCATTTCCGGCAAAAAGATCGCCACCGCCGGAATTAATTTCCACGGTGACGGGCTTATCACTTTCAGCTAGAGCTTCTCTTATCTTCTTTGGGCATGTACATTCGATCCCGAACCAGTCATATATCCATGCGTCCTCGTTTGCGACGATGGTTCCTTTGATCTCTATGTTTGGCATTTGTTACCTCCTTTGTTGCACTGGTGCAATTATTCATTTTCTTCTTCAGCTTCGGTCAGATGTCCTGTGTCTTTTCTGAGGAGAAGAGCGTCGCCGCCATCCACCGGCGGAAGATTGAAGACATCCCTGGCCTCATTCGGTGACATTATTCCGCGATCAACCAGTCCGCCGAGCTGGAGCTTCGTCTTCATGGATGCGAATGTCAGTTTCGAGGAGTCGAATATGATCTCGTTTCCGCAGCCTCTCTCGCGTCTTGTGAAGAGTTTGCGTGTGTATTCTCCGGCCATCTGCTGAAGGACCGGTTCAACGGCTGCCTCGTAGTATGAAATCCACTCGTCCTCGCTATATGCTGACTGGATGATCTTCTTGTTCGTGTTGAAGAAGGAATATACCCTCTCTTCCTGTGCCTGAATATTTGCAGCATTCGGAACATACGACTCATTCTTGACCTGGATCGCATCGGCTTTCGCGTCTACAGCTGCGACCGTTGTTGAATTGTTCGATATCTGCAGGTAGTTTTCCGCGAAATCCTTCGCCTTCACCTTCAGATCTTCATCTCTCATTGAGGCGGTAAACTTCAACAGCCAGCGGATAATATTGCTGTTTTTGATGGCCGCGATCATACCCTGATTGATCGTTCCGACCATTTCCATAGTCTCGCGGAGTCCTTCGGTCGGATTTTCCCCGAAAATATCGTTAAAAAAGAAGTCATCACGAATATGAATGACCTCTCTGTAGTAAAATTCCGACTGTTTCCCGTTCAGGTAGTAGAACTTCAGGTATAATTCATGGTTTTCGTCATATTTGGCTTCGACAGAAGCTGCCGGGATCGGATACAGCCCGACCGGAACGCCGAAGTTGTCGCGGATTATCAAAATGAATGCGTTTCCGTTTAGCGAGAGTTGGTTCGCGACTTTTTCCTGGAGCATCTGGCCGGTCATGAACTCATTCGGCTCTTCGAGCATGAATCTCGTATTCACGGAAGGATTAATAAGGATTTTCCTATTGCCTTCCGAATCTGTTGTTTTCCGGATATGCTTTGCTACTGCTTTACCGATTGCCTTTGTTTTTGGCTTTATGCAAGCCCTCACGAGCTCCGAGCGGTACAGCTTGCCGTTCCATGCGTAAAAGCCGTTCCCGCAGTCTACAACCATTTTGTAGATCGATGTCTCGGTTGCGTTTTCCTGCGAATTCTTTGAAAATAAACCCATATCTGCCACCTTTATATCAATGATGTGTACTCTTCGAGGTTGTTCTCGTATATGACATAGGCGTCGAGGAGTCCGGCAAGGCCGTCGATCCTTCGTGTCGCTTGGTTGCCTTTTGACGGCTGTATGTTGTCGTTTTTGTCAACGTCAACATTCGTGTTGGCCATACACCACTTGAGAATCGGATTGTTGTTGTAGACGATCCTTTTCTTCGAGATATCAGCTCCGAGACTTTTCATCGGGGATGATAGTGTTTTCTTACCCTGAATAACCGGAACCATAACAGTCGCTCCGAATCGTCCCTTCATATCCTCTACGAAGTATGTTGCGCTCCATGAGTCGTATCCGACCTTGAAAATGTATATATCAAGTTCGTTCTGAACCTCTTCGAACCACTCCGCCACGTACTGATAGTGGACTTTGTTTCCCGGACAGGTCCGGAGGAGTCCTTGTTCCATCCATAGGTCATACGGGATCTTGTCTTCTTTGACCCTCTGTTCAAGAAGATCTTCCGGGAGCCAGTACATCTGAAGAACATAAATATGATCATCATCCGGTACCTGGAATATGACTGTCCCGTTTGTGAGGTCGGTCGTCGAGCTGAGATCACAGCCTCCGATTCCGTAGCGAGGCTTAAGCTGTTCAATATCGAATGTCTCTTTATTGTCGAGCTGTTCGAAGGTCAGCCATGCTTCGACGCTTGTCTCGCGGATATTGAACTCTTTACATACAAGGTTCTTGACGAGCTTCGGATTTTCCTTCGCCTTCTCGACCTTGTCTGCCAGGGTCTGATATTTTTTAATTGTCCCGAGTCCGGGATTTGCCTTCTTCCAGCACTTGGGATCCACCCACTCTTTGCGCTGGTCGAGCTCATATATGAAAACAGCCAAGTGTTCATCATGGTATCCGTCTTTGTCGAATAATCCGTTGATGACACGCTCGGCTTCGTCGTACTTGTCGTCGTATATGTCTTCTCTGATAGTCCCGGCTGTACTGGTAATATATAAAAGCGGCTGTTCTCTCGCGGATGTACCATCAGCCATGATGTTGAACAGGGCTTTTCCGTTCTTCCACTGGTGAATCTCATCCATGAGGCAGCCGTGAACGTTCAAGCCGTCAAGTGTATCAGAATCGGAGGCCAGCGGTTTGAATACTCCATCATTGAACAATTCCGAAGAAAGCTCGGCCACGAGAGGTTTGATCCGCCTGAGTAAGACAGGCGACTTTCGGACCATTCTCTTTGACTCTGTCCATATGATTTTTGCCTGATCTTTCTTCGTGGCTACCGCATATACTTCGGGACCCGGCTCGCCGTCTCCGACCTGCAGGTACAAACCAACGATTGAGGCGAGGAGCGATTTCCCGTTCTTTTTCCCGACTATCAGGATTGATTCTCTATATTGCCGGTTGCCGTTTATATCTATAAAACCGAAAACAACCGCAAGGTGTGCTTTTTCCCATAGTTCGAGTCTGACCGGATGTCCTGCATTTGTGCCTTTTGACAGTCTGCAGTAATTTTCCGCGAACTCGATAATGTGGTTTGCTCTTGCGTTTGAGTAGAAATATTTGCCATCCGGCTTTTTGATCCTCCCGGCCTGGTATTTGTACCATCGCTTAATTTTGTCTGAAACGATTTCCTTGCCGGACTTGATATCGTTCCAGTATTCGGTGATCGGATCATAATCTGCCGGGTAAACGACCCGTTGTCTCATACCTCAGCACGGTTGAAAACAAAGTCGTCAAAATCATCTGTGTCCGGCTTTTTCGGTTCCGTTTTCGGTAAAGCATCGACAAGGATCTTCATCGCAGCTGTTTGTTTGTTCGAGAATTGAAGGTAACTCTCGCTTGCGGTACTCTTTTTCTTTCCGTACTGATTCGGGCCGTTTTTATATTCCTCGATCAGGCCGGTCTCGATCATCTCTTCGCGAAGATCCTCCATTGCTACAGTCATGAACGCCACATCCTTGATCGTTGCGCTTACGAGTTTCTTTTTGTTATCATCGATATCGGCGAATAACCTCTTGAGCCGGTTGATCTCCCTTGTTATTCTTGCTTTTTTCGTGGAAATCTTTGTATCTTTCGGTTCTTTCGGTGCTGCCTTTTTTACAGTTTTCTTTGTCGGCGTTTTTTTCGCTGTTTTGACGGGTGTTTTCGCCGCTGTTTTAGCGGGTTTCCGTCGTGTGGTTGTCTTCTTTTCTGCCATTGACCCACCCCCTCATATGCGCGACTTGTGTATTACGCTTACC